AAGTAATCGAGGCTTAAAACACGCAATATACACGGGGGTTGAAAAAGGTTGCGTTATTCCGATTGCGGTTGATATTGATACAATCGAACAATATACGGGGTTACACGACAAAAACGATATGCGAATTTTCGACGGCGACATTGCCCGTGTAAAATACGAAGGAAAAACTTTTGTCGGGGTAATTCAATATGACGCTTATGGCGTGTTTATATTTGTTGCTCGCAATTTCGGGTGGATACCACTTTATAAATTGTTATCCGATACCGATATTGAAAAGGCGATAAACCAAAAACCGCTCAACGATTATCAAATTATGGCGGTTGAAATTATCGGAAACATAATTGATAACGATATAGAAAATTTTACGGGAGGCTCAAAATGATACTTAACGTTGTTTTGTTTTTACTTATTGTTGTTTTAACGGTGGCGGTTGCCTTGTGGCTTGCGATTGACTACAAGCGCACAAAAGCGGGCAAAAAGTCTTTTTTATGGGAAAGCAAAAGCGACACCCGCCCCGACCGCGATACGCAAGCGAAAGATTAAGGAGGCGGCACAATGAAAAAATTAACCATTGCTTGGCTTTCGGCGGGCGTTTCGTCATTTATCGCCGCTTACTTGATACGCGACGAAATCGACGAGTTTTACTACATAGACATTGACGATCAGCACCCCGACAGTATGCGTTTTATAAAAGATTGCGAAACCGCACTCGGACGCCCGATAAAAATATTGAAATCGAATTACGGGAGCGTCGAAAACGCGATACTTGCGCAAGGTTGTATAAGAATGGTAAAAACGGGCTTTGCGCCTTGTACGGCTTATCTTAAACGTCGGGTACGCAAAGAGCAATTCGAGTTGTTACACCAAAACGACGAAATAACGTACGTTTGGGGTTTTGATAGTATAAAGCACGAGCAAAATCGCGCCGACCGTATCGTCGAGGCAATGCCGCAATATAACCACCGTTTCCCGCTTATCGAACAAGGACTCACAAAACAAGACGCTCACGCGGTTTTACGGCGATTAAACATACGCCGCCCCGCTATGTACGATCTCGGTTATCAAAACAATAATTGCGTCGGTTGCGTGAAGGGCGGTATGGGCTATTGGAATAAAATACGTCAAGACTTCCCCGACGTTTTCAAAGCCCGCGCGGAATTGGAAAGAAAACTCAACTCGTCTTGTTTGAAAGAGTGTTTTCTCGACGAACTCGCACCCGATCGCGGCAAGGCGGATAACGAAATTTTGGAAGATTGCGGCATATTTTGCGAAATAGCCGCAAGAAAAATCACGGAGGCGGCGGACAATGGCGGAAATTAAAATTACAAAATGCAAAAGTTGCGGCGCGTCCATAACGTGGATAAAAACGAAAAACGGGCGCGTAATGCCTTGCGACGTTCCCGCGGTGGATTATCAAGAGAATTACAAGGGAACGGACACCGTCGTTACGGACGACGGGCGCGTATTACGCGTAATGGTATTCAAAAAACCGTCGCCGTCGGGCTTGCAACCTATAATCAACGGCAAAGGTTATATATCGCATTTCGCGACTTGCCCGTATGCAAACAAGTATCGGAGGCGCGACAATGATTAACGACGCTATGTTTTCAAGTAATACGAACGAATGGGCAACCCCGCAAGCCTTTTTCGACGAACTCAACAAAGAATTTGATTTCACGCTCGATCCGTGCGCAACGCCGCAAAACGCAAAATGCGCCCGCTACTTTACAAAGGAAATCGACGGACTCGCGCAAAGTTGGCGCGGCGAAGTTGTCTTTTGCAATCCGCCGTACGGTCGGGATATTTCAAAGTGGGTCGCAAAGGCTTATGCCGAAACCCTATCGGGGGGGCAAAACTTGTTGTTTTGCTTATACCCGCCCGAACGGATACGGCGTACTTTCACGACTACATATACAAAAAGCACGAAATACGTTTCGTCCGCGGACGCTTACACTTCAACGAAAGCAAATGCGGCGCGCCGTTTCCGTCAATGGTTGTCGTAATGCGAGGTCGCAATGACGATTGACCGAAACCGTATCTACAATATGGATTGCCTCGACGGTATCCGCGATATGTTACGGGGGGGGTACGCGTTGATTGCGTGATTACCGACCCGCCCTACCTTATCAACTACCAAACCCACCGACGGCAAGACAAAGATCATAAGTTTTGCAAGGCTATACAAAACGACGACAACCCGCAACTCATAATCGACCTTGTACCGCTTTTGTACGACGTAATGAAAGACAATACCCCGCTTTATATGTTTTGCGGGAGCGATAAAGTCGATTTTTTCAAACAAGAAGTCGAAAAGTGTTTTACCGTCAAAAACCTTATTGTATGGGATAAAGGCAATCACACCGCGGGCGATTTGGGCGCACAATACGGCAAACGTTACGAGTTTATCATTTATGCAAACAAAGGACGCGCCCCGTTTCAACCCGATATGCCGCGGTTGGAGGATATATGGCACTTTCCAAAGGTGGCGGGGAAAGAACAAATACACCAAAACCAAAAACCGACAAATCTTTTGTCGCAAATTATCAATCAACACACCAAAGAAGGCGATTTGATACTCGACCCGTTCGCGGGTAGTTGCTCGACGGCGGTTGCCGCCTATCGTCTAAAACGCGATTATATCGGCTTTGAAATTGATCCCGTCGAATACGCGGCGGGTACGAAATGGCTCGACGCCGTACGGTCGCAAATGTCAATATTTGATTTTATGTAAAGGAGCAAAAGCAATATGGAAACAAAAATATTTTACGACGCCCCGCGATCAATATCTATCGGCGATATTTTCTACGTTATAGACACGCGCGAAAGAAACGACTTCTCGTCGCCTTGCCGCGTATGCAATGACGAGAAAAAACTAACGGTAAACGGGATAACTTTTGATTGCCCCGTTTGCGGTGGCTATCGCTCCCGCGAAACGGTCGTCAGCGTGCAACATTTTACCGTTGCAACGGTTAAAGTGTACGTTATCAAACAAGAAGTATCTACGGATTATTGGACGATACAAAACTATCGTGATTTGTGTTTTCGAGTATTTCGCAAACGCGGACACGGATACAGCGGCGACGGCAATAATTTTACTCGCGATTTTACGTCGAACGACATAAAAAACAACCTAAACGCACTCCCCGACGAAAAGTTTTTGCAAATATATTCGCAAGACGGATATTTCGCCCGTAATTGCGAGCGTTTTATTTTTGACGATTATAAACTTGCTTGTCGGGCGGCGGAAATCCTAAACGAAAGCGAACTCGCAAGACTCAACAAGTACAACGCCGAACACGGTACGTCGTTCGCGCCGATATGGGAAAAAACAAACGATCCGAAGAATTAACGGGCGGCGGTTATGACGAAAACGAACAAAGAAAGTAAATATATCGTCGCTTGTCAAAATTGTACGTTGCCCGTAAGCAAATGCAAGGGCGATTGCACGCGAAAACAAATCTTAAAAAATGCCGCAAATGCGGACAAAACGGAGGTTAAAAATGGAAAACACAAAGCACCTTAACGGTTATATCGAAGAAAAAGACGACACGTTTTACCCGACTTGTCGTTTTTGCGGCAAACAAACATTGCCCGACGCACCGTATTTAAGTCAAGCCGAGGCGGACGAGGCGGCAACGATACGTTGCGATTGTTTCGAGGCACGGGAATATCAAGAAAAGTTACGCAAAGAAAAGGAACGCGCCGACAATATCATAAAACTTCGTCAAAGACTCGACGATTTTTCGGAATATAGTGCGTCGCGCGGCGTTGAACTCACGGGCGAGTTACACGATTTATTGTTAAACGTCGGTATTGCAATTATCGACGGGCAAATACTGAAGGCAAATATCAATGTCGGACGTATCAAAGTAAGTATATCGAGCAACTCGAAAAGCGTACTTACAATTTGCTTTACCTATTCCGACGGCGCAAAGTTGGAGGTTTAAGAATGAAAGACAACACGCCGAAAATAATTGCCGTTGATTTCGACGGCACGTTGTGTACGAACGCATACCCCGAAATCGGCGAGCCGATCCCCTATTCATTATTATATGTTACGCGCGCGAAGGCGGCGGGTCATATTATCACGTTGCACACTTGCCGACAAGGCAAATTCCTTGACGACGCGATCGCTTGGTGTAAAGCCCGCGGAATAACGTTTGATTACATAAACGAAAACGTACCCGCAAATATAAAGCGTTTCGGCGGCGATACGCGAAAGATATACGCCGACGTATATTTCGACACAAACTCGTTAAACCCGCTCCGTACTTTTGGTATCGGCGACAATAACGAAAATGCCGAATTATTCGACCGCGCGGAAGAATTGACCGAAAAAGCGTTATGCAACGTCGCTTGCCTT